AACATGCCATTATTAGCAGTGACATTACCTGTTAGTGAAACTGTGCTACCAGTGAAACTTGCTGTGTTCACAATAGTGGTAAACATGCCATTATTAGCAGTGACATTGCCTGTTACTGAAACTAATCCACCTGTGAAACTTGCGGCATTTACAATGGTAGTGGCCACAACATTGTTAGATATAACATTGCTGGTTACACTGGCCAATCCAGTGATATAAGCACCTGTGGTAGCAAACACCGCCACATTTGATGTGGCACCAATAGTAATGTTGGCATTGCTGCTGGCCACTGGAATGTTTACTTGGCTGGTGCCATTGCTGATTCTTGCTACACTAATACCAGTGAGTTGGCTGCCGTTTCCTACGAAGTAGTTACCGGTGATATTTCCAGTGGTAGATACTATACCATCAGTCAACAAATTGCCACCGGTGATGTTACCACTAACACTCAGTATTGACGAAACAGTTAGTATGGTTGCAGTAATGTTAGGACCAGTGATATTGCCAGTAGCGGACATGATCGCAGTTGTAATATTACCTGCTGCTATGTTAGCTGCGATAATATTGCCAGTGGAGCTCATTATTCCTGTTGTGAGTAGATTGCCTGCTTGAATATTGCCTGATGTGCTGACCAAGCCTGTGGTGTTGATATTGCCACCACGGATGTTGCCTGTTGCACTGACTATGGTGGTATTGACATTGAGTCCAGTGATATTTCCTGAAGCACTGATGATGCCTGCCGGTGCCAGCAAGTTGCCACCGGTAATGTTGCCTGTGGCTGTGACCACGCCGCCAATGGCTGCTGTGACACCAATCACATTGTTGGCAGTGACATTGCCCACCATGCTGAGTCCAGCGTCATTTATAGTGCCGCGTATCTTGTTTAGATTATTTGTGCCACCTGTGAAGAAGTTGATGACTTTCCCAGCGGTCTGTGTGCCAATCACAAGATTACCGCCATTCACATACAGGTAGCCGTCGTTGAATCCTGTAATAGCATAATCCACATTGGCATACACATTTGAGTTGATACCCATATCAATGTAATACCCATTGTCGTCACCATTGTTGGCCACTGCCACTATGTCTGTACTGGCATTAGCAGTTTGACTGTAGTTCTTCAACACATATTGTGCGTATGAATCTATGTCAATGTCGCCTTGTAATAATGCGTTAGGAAAGTTATAGTTGTTGTAAGCATTACCTAGATGTATGGCACCATTGGCAATGACATCGCCCGTGTAAACATTACCAGCAGTGATACCCACTGAGTTGCCAAGATTGGTCTGCCAGGTGTTACTGGAGGTGTTGTATAAGATAGCAGCCGAATAGTTATTGCTGATATTACCTGTATAGATACCGCTTTGGTTGATGTCGTTATATGTGGTGGCTGTGTTAGCCACATACAGCACAGGTCCATTTATCACGATTGGTTGCACATTTGACACATTACCCAGGATGCTGAGATTGGTCACTGTGATAGTCTGGAACTGAACATTTGATGTGGTGCCAATGTCTTGAGGTGTGCCCAGTGTGATCACATTGCCCACATTGCCAGTGACACTGATCTGATTTGCTGTGCCTACTATGCCTAACACACCAGTATTGGTGATGGAGATGTTGCCTGTGGCAGCAGATAGGCTAATACCAGAACCGGCAGTGAGACTACGCACCACACTGCTGCTTAGATATGCTGTGTTCTGGAATGAGCCGTCTTGGAATGTGATACCCGAGTTGGCCGTGGTGTTGTTAAAGAACGACAGTCCTGTGGGATTGATACTGGCCGACAGTTTCTTAGAATTTACAGTGCCATTGGCTTGGGTGTTAAAATCAAGTCTTGCACCGGCCGCAGTATTTGTGTAGTTTTCTGTAGCAGTCCATTCAATCGTAGTTCCACCAATAGCATATCCAGTGGTGCCGTAGCCTGTGCCGCTGAGTCTTAATAATGAGTCACCTTGTTGAATTGCACTAGGGGCAACAGTAGTACCACGGGCCGCACGACTGGTTATAATAGGATATGCACCAACGCCGCCAGATATTCCAAAAGTATCAAAAGTAAATCTACCAATGGTATTCTCAGCACCGGAAAGATGTAACAATCCACCGGCATTGATTACGTTCTGATACGCACGGCTGGCACCAGCAGTGATTAATAACGCTCCAGCTGTGTTGCCTGCAACATTTGCACTGTAAACTGCCACTGTACCGTTTTGTTCTACTGTGAATGCAGGGTCGCCGCCGCCGGTTGAGTTTACTGCTATAGGACGTTGAATATCTACATACCCAGTAGATCCCGCTAGGCCAATATTGATATTGGCAGTGGGATTTATAGTGCTAATAGTGTTGCCGTATATGGCAAACTGTCCAAACTTGAGACCATTGCCGCCAGATATCACCAAGTTTCCGTCAACGGCATTGATCTCTTGATTGATATTTAGAGTGTCATCAATGAGATTGATGTTACCAGATCCTAACCAGAGGTCATTGAAACGATTTGTAGCTGAACCAATGTTTGACACATTGTTAGCTGCCGGAAACACATTGCCTAGAGTGGCTGTGCCAGTCATGAGCATAGCTCGTGTGGATTGATTGTATGTGAAGTTTGAGTTGCCGGTGAAGTTTCCGTTGTTATTATACTGTACCTGTGTGCTGGATCCACCTGCGCCGCCAGTCAAAGTATTGGCAACGATGTTGGTGATGGTGAGTGTGCTAGTAGACGAATCAAAAGTAAAGTTTGGATCGCCGCCAAATGTGCTGCTGCCGGCATTGTATTGAACTGAGTTAGCTATTCCGCCTGGCAAGCCATTGCCAGATGATCCACCGGTGATCAAGATACCACCAGCTGTGTTGCCATCACTATAGTAAAAAGCGTTGGTGTCAGGATTCCACCAGATGCGGTCTTCTTGACCTACGTAACTATTGCCATTTGCGTTGTTGTCTCGGCTGGTGAAAAGGTTTTGTATGAAACTCATTATGGCTCCTTAGTCGTCTAAGGGACCATCACCACCGGCATTTACTTGTAACATAGCAGCCAGTCTACGACGCAGTTGATCCACGTCATCTTCGGGCTCTGGTACTACATCGTCGTGTTCAGGCTCATCCTGATCCCCACTCATTCTACTCACGCTGAGTCTGTGTGGAGGTAAGCCGCCATCTTGATCGGGTACATCTGGTGAATAGATGTTGTTCACATCCACAGCACGTTTCAGCAGTTCTAGCTTGAGTTGAAGTGGGGGGACCATGCGTTGTGGTGCCAATTCGCCAAAGTCACTTTGGACTTCCACTGGTTGTTGATAGTCGTCACCGTCAGTGTTGCTTCCGTGGTCCACAACATCTGCTAGGTGTCTAAGTAAGTCGGCGATTTTCATGTTTTGTTTCCTGTTGTGTATTTACCTAGGATAGCCTTTGAAACTTTTCACAGGACTAGTTTTGTCAACAAAATTTGGCTCTTGGCTACGAGCAGTTGACACCATTTTTTTACCGCCGGGTGTTTGAGTCATCTTCAATGCTTGATCAAGAATGGGTATCACTTGTTCATCCATACCAGCCACTATGGCATGTTCCCCAAATGCAGTTTCTGATGTCCATGGAATCATGAAATCATTCACACCATCCTGCGCGCCAGCATCTGATCTAGCACGAGCCATGGCCACCGACAATCTATATGAACCGTATGGATCGCTGCCGTTTAGCCCAGGTAATACATAGGTGTATCTCATAGGCTCGGCTATTTCTGCTGGCAAATGTGCTGCTTGTTCCGTGATAAACTCTCGGGCTCTCATCTGGGATATCCTTTGAATCCTTTTACAGGACTTACTGTACTGGTGCTGGGTATTTCTTGACTGCGTAGATCACCGTGGTTGAGATCATGAAATTCAGTTCCTGCTGCTTTATATGCCAGTTTCAACATGTCAGCTTCTACTGGTGTGTAAGGTGCCGCAATGTCATGCCGGCCGGCCCAGGATTCACCATCTATATCAGGAGGAGTGGCGCCATCAGTGGTGGCCACGGCCATCATCACACGATTCAACATATACATTCGATCTGCTGTGTTGGCAAATTTGTGTAGTCCCACTGTGGCAAAACTTTTTGTTTTGCTGAGTCGGCCTACTTTTTGTCCTTCCGATATAAACTCATTGGCCCGCATATTAGATACCGTTTGAGCCTGCTGTGGCAGATGAGGCTGTGCCCAGTGCTGTGGCGCTGAATCCTGTTCCTGTAATGATGTTTAGATAGTTGCCTGCACCAACATAGTATTGTTGTACAGTATTACCCGGGACCACAATGGCGTTGGCATACAAGTTTCCTGTAGGTGTGGTCATTGTGGCATTTGCCGGAACACCATTGGCCTGTACATAGGTCAACTGCACTACTGAAACTTGAAAAGTCACAGTTGCAGCAGTGGTGGCGATTTCTACTTTGTCTGTGGTCCAGGCCACATTGCTTACAGCGTTCACAACTTGAATAGCCATTATTTGTTATCCTTATTTAGATCTGCTACATTCACAGGGCGGAACAGATTTGTGGTTTGACCAAACACTCCTCGAATCATAGCAGGTTGATTACGCACCTCCGAAGGTGTAGGTGCTGGCGGATGTCTTTCCGCCAGTCTACTCATGGTTTCTGCGTAGGTCTGAAATTGTGTGCTCATATTATCTAGAGATTCCGGCAATTTCCATCATACGGCGCAGTTCACGATCACCTTCATATCCCATGCGGTCATGTTGTCCAGATATCACAGGAATTGTAGTTTGACCAGTTGACTTGGGACCATTCAATCCACCACTGTACATCATGGCATCATCTGTGCCTTCTTCATCAGTCGGCCAATCTGGCTCGTTGTCTGTGGCATCAGTATCGCCATATGCTTCATTCATTTCATCGCATCCGCAATCACTTGAACCGCATGCAGGGCATGGCTCATCGCCATGGTCGTGATCCATGGCATGGATAGCATCCATTTCAGAATCAGTGTCAATCATGCTATGCATGTCATCACCATGGTCTTGATAGCCAAGACCAGCTGATTTCAACAGCATGGCCAACTGCATTGCATCTTCGTCTGTGGCAGTAACTGTAAGGGTTTGTGCAGGACCGCCATGACTGTCGTTGTTCATGCTCATGTTTATGCTCATGGATTCAGAAATCATTTTTTCAACTTCACGATTGAAACTGTCGTAGATACCTTTTCCGTAACTTACACCGCCTCCGGACTTGGGTGCAGAACCACCTGTTGCTACACTACCAGAACTAGTGGTTTCATCTACTTCTTTTTTCTTCTTATCTTTTTTCTCGTCGTACTCAATGTCTTTGGTGACTCGACGACCAGCACGTTCTGCTTTGTCATCTTCACTGCCACGACGCTTGCCATGAATACCGTCTTTTTTCTTTTCATCGTATTCGATATCTTTGGCAACCTTGCGACCAGCGCGTTCGGCACGGTCGTCACGGGTGTTTGTTGATTCTTCTTCAAATGGTTGTTTACGAGCTTTCACAATAGACTTGGGATTGTCTTTTTTGGCAGCATCAACGCTGTCATAGTATCCTTTGTCAAAGTGTTGGGTACTACTTTCATTTTTTTTGTGTTTCTCATCGTACTCAATATCTTTGGTAACTCGACGACCAGCACGTTCAGCTTTGTTGTCTTCGCTGCCACGACGCTTGCCATGAATACCGTCTTTTTTCTTTTCATCGTATTCGATATCTTTGGCCACTCGACGACCAGCACGTTCAGCACGATTGTCACGTTTGTTGGTGGATTCCTCATCCATTTTCATTTGGTCGTGTTGCTGATTCTGCATGTAGTCATCCACAGCAGTCATCATGCCTTCAATCTTGGCCAACTTGGCTTGTACCCATTCAGGCAAGTTGTCGTTGTCTCCAAGAATCTTTTCCAAGGCCTGTGCATGACGTACCACAGTTTTGATATCATCTTTGGCCATTGCACCTTCTTGGTCGTATTCGCCAGGATCCATACTGCCTTCACGGGTCATTAATTTGGATTTGCCAGTATTGATTTTGGCACCAATCTTTTTACCCATCCCGGCACCAACTCGACGGCGGCCGGCTTGTCCACTTCTTGGGGTATCATCATCAACGCCAACATCATGGCCAGCACCGCTGTAGTTGCCTTTGACTGCACGATGGCGTGTTACACCTGGCTCTGATGTATCAATTTCACCACCGCTACTGCTTCTGCGGCGAGTGGGTGTGTCATAAAAAGAACTTTCGTCCATGTCACGATTGCGGCCACGCACAGCTTTTTTCATAGCATTGGCTGCTACATCGCCTAGCATTTCATCAACTTCTTTCTTGGCACCAACAATCTTGTCAGCAAAAGTGATCTTGTCCACAGGAGGTGCTAGTTTAGCAAATGACTTTTGTTTTGGGGTCATCGGAATGCTACCTTCTTTCACGGCAGGATTAGTTGGCCCAGGAGTGTTAGGACTCCAACGCTTGCCTTTATTTGGTCCTGAGGTCACAATGGGATATTGACCATCTGCACCTTTTGCAGGCGGTGCAGATGCACCGTCTGGATTCATAGGAGCCGTGGGTACTGCACCTTCTGTAGCACTCTTGCCACTCAGGGCGTAACGACTCTTGATAGTGTTTTTCATATAGTCACTGTCTTGCTTGTACATTTTACCTGCTTTAGTAATTCTGTCAATAGGTTTTTTCCATGTCAGTGGATCGCCACGCTGAATGTCATGTCTACCGTAATGCATTTTTTCTGTTCCGGCGTCTATTTGACTAGCAATTTTGTCACCAAACTCTTTTCTAATCGTTGCTATAACTTCATCCGGATCATAATGATCCTCCAGGCCATACCCATCATGGGAAGGGTCAGTAGCATCACGATATAGTTCAATTAAATCATTAAGTCTGCCTCGCTTTACCACATCCAAGCCTTCTGCCATACCTTGCTCTCGCAATGAATATTGTTTGCCACCAACTCGAATTTTTTCACCAGGTTGAACACCATCTCGCTTGGCATCAACCACTGCTTTGCCAAAAGCGTTGCCTTCGTCGGTCATGCTTTCATCATACTGGTCATACTGCTTGCGAATCTTGGCCATTTTTTCTTTACCAGCATGATCACGACCTGCTTTTTGCAAAGCCTTCATACCTTGATCGCCATACTTCTTTTTACCAATAGCAGCCTGTAATGCACTCTCGTCTACGCTTTCTTGTGTGGGGTGACGTAACTTGTTTAACACAGCACCTGCCACACGCTTTCCTGCTTCTGCACTACCATAACGTTTGGCAGCATCAGCAGCAATCTTGCCAAAGTTTTTGCCTGGCTTGCCAATATCTTTGCCAGCAGCAGCTTTTTTGGCCGAATAATCAGCCGCGGCTTCAGTTAACTTGCTCTTGGGTTGGGCAGCAACTGCATTTTCTGCAAGTTGTTGCTTGTTAGCCAAGTCGGCCATTTTTTTGTTTAAGTCGTAGAAAAAATTATCGCTCATGGTTTATCCTCTTGGTGTTGCGAAAGTAGCAGGCCGGGGCATGCGTTTGACGTCAGTCATGGGACTCTTGGTGTCCTGCTTGATGTCGTTTGTGGTTTTTGCTGGAGGTGTTTTGCCGCCGGCTACTGTGAAATCAGAACGATATGCATTTTGCAATACCGAATGCTGATAAGGATTACCAGAGTAATCTTTCTTCAATGCTTGCTGCTCAGCGTCAGGTGCAGGATAATCGGTATCAGCTATCAGGTCCTTGTTCTGTGCTTTAATATCAGTGATCTCTTTGTCAATGCTGTCTGAATATGCTTGTGTTAACAAACGTATTCTGTTGGGACTAAAACCCAACAGCTGAGCCAGTTGTTGCACTTGTGGTTCAATGGCTGGATAACGAAAACTCACATCAACTGATGTTACCATGTCATTTTCTGCGTCAGGAAAATCCTTCAGCAGACGTTGCACAGGAGTAGTTTTCTTACCTGACATTTTTACAATATCAAACTGCTCAAGTTTTTGTTCGAGATCTTTGATGAAGGTAGGCGGCACATCACCCAGGATTTTGATCCTGTAGTCATATGTTCTTTCCGATTCTGCAAGATATTGGTGGAATTTTTTCATATCAGTGTCCTATGTGATATTTAGTCTTTTTTGGCATTTGTCTTTCTATCGCCTAACAATCTATCCAACAATTCATTGCGATCTAACACATGGCCTTGGCCTGGCTGTGGTACTGCTGCACCACTGTCAGCTTGTTTCATATCTAGATTGGCTTTTTTTAACTGTAGATCGATCATTTTTAACTTCTTGTTGAGTTTGGCTTGTCTGGCCGTGAGTGCATGCCCTAACATAGCGCCTGCCACACTGAAGATCTCAGCAGCAAATCGTGAATCAACATTCATCCCTAGATCCATGAGATCTTTATAACTGCCTTTGGCCAAGTCTGCTAGCTCATCCATTTCACTGTCAGCTGCTGACAAGTCACGCACACCTGGTAAGGCAGCATCAATTTTGTCAATGGCATCGTCAATCTCTGCTATTGCTGTTTTGGTTTCTTCAGGGGTATACACCAATTCTTCTTCTGGGTCATCGGAAGAAGGGGGCAAATCGAATAAGGCCTCAAGTTTTTTCATACTATATTTACCGGATTATTAGTGTCCGACAGTTATCTTCGTGCCAGCGAGAATAATTTCCTTTATTTGTAGTAATTCCGCAATGATGGCATGTATACCTAGTTTGATTTAAATTCTGTACTTGTGCATGTAATACAGATGGGTTATTTTGCAAATAAGTTTTTCTTTTTTTGCTCTGTTCTTGTTTGTTATCTTCATTTGCCCAATACAATTTTCCTGAAGTTGATAGTAGCGCCGATGTTGATTCTTTAACAGTTCTATCTCTGGTCTGCCAGGCAATCTTCATATTATTTTTTGTTTTTTGAGATTTTGGTTTCCGATTTAATGGCTGCGGAACACCTTTTGTTCTAATAGATTGTTGATTTTTCCATTCAGTTGTATGTTTATATCCAGCTGACCCATCACCGCCGTCAGACAGATTTCTAAGTATACCTGTTCCTGTATCTTTACGTCCATACCAACGTATTAATCTTCGTTCAATGGCTAATGCACCTAAATTGGTAAGATTGTTTTCAACAATAATAATGCGGTAGTCGTCTGAAGGAACTTTTACACGATGATCTTTGGCCCAGGCACGCCCTGCTGTTCCTTTGCCTATATAGTATGGAGATAAGTCTGATTTACGCAAATAGGCGTAAACATAATAAGTATTCATGCTGACATTCCTTTACAATGTTAGAGTCAGTGGATGTTGGTAGCATCGCGACTGGCACTTTTATTTATTTCCGTTTACAAAGAGATCATGTTCTGTTAGTACACGGAAAGTCATTCCGTTTCTTCTAGCCCATTTGGTTGCTTGATCCCATTTGGCATGATTAATAGCTACCACTGCTCTGTCTCTCTGAGACATCTTGCTTTCAATTACACTTAGATTTTTGGGCTTGATTTCAATTAATTCAGCTTTGACTTGATCGGCTCTGGTTTTATATGTAATAAACACATCAGGAATATACATGGAGTTTTTTCCAGTTATGGGATTCTTGTAAGGTATAGCTATGCTTTCGCTTGCCCATTGCAATACAGCTTTGTTATTGTCACAAAATCTGAAAAATGCATGTTCCCACCCCGATCTGTATCTGGGTTGATTTTTACCCACATACTTTTCTGGGTTCACAAGCACATACAAGCCATTGGCCCAGCGACTCATGCTAAAACATTCCTTGATGTGTAATAATTGGGAGTTACACCAGCACCAATACCCAACAAGGTACTGCCACTTCTCAAGTTGTTGAGATAATAACACAGTGTTTGTGTGAGTTGAATTGAATCTTGACCTTGTATATTTGCCAACAGGGTCAATACTGATGTACGTGTTTGATCAGCTATTCTAAACAAAGACACAGTGAAGTTACCAGCAGCAAGATCAGTGGTAAACACAGATTTCATATAGCTGAATACCACATCATATTCTTCTGCACTCACATAAGTTTCGTAAGCATAGAACTGATCGTAGATCCTAACTGTGAGATCTACATTGGTGTTGAGTGAATTAACTGTTCCGCCCATTATCTAGGTCCTGGTGGTCTTGGAAAAACGAACCCGCCTGAGCTATTTTGAGCTTGTCTTACTGCGGCCGGAATACTGTTTCTCAATACACTGTTGAGTGCAGCGTTGGCTTCTTCGTCTACAATTGATCGTATGGGAGCGCCTTTGAAAGTGTTGTAGGCAGTTCCTGCTTTTTGCACAGCACCAATGATACCTGCAACACTGCCACTCTGCAAATCTTCCACAATACCAATGCCGGCATCCAATAATCCTCCTTGGCCTAGCACAGTTTGTGTGCTACCCGGTCTGGCCAAACTGCTGCGAACATTATCATAGTATGCAGGGTCAGCAAATCCAACCACATTGGTATCAGGCCTTACTCCACCAATTGCACCTGTGAAATATTTCACAGTTTCGTATTCAATGGTCATGGTGTTTTGCATTATACCACCACCTTCACTGTAGTTATAGGTATCATGATCCCAGCTGCTGATTAATGGATTGATCAATGTATAGCTGGCCCATTTGTGTTGACTCATTCCATAAATGGTTATGTCTCTAAAGAATGGTGGCTTACCAGAAGTTTGATCTCCACCTGATCCTACTCCATTGCTGCCGGCATTGCCTTGATCGTAGCTTTCACCAACAAATCCCCAGTCATTGACCACTCGATCATTGGCATAGATATCTCTGGCATTGTAGCTGAACCCGGGCAAGGTCTGTATCTGACCAATTGATCCATTCTGTGCTGGTGGGCCATATGCTTGGTTAGGGTCTTTGTAGTAATAACTGTAATAGTTATACCACATGTTGCGTATTAAATCGCCGCTGTCATCATGAAATGTGGTTGTTACAGGCTGGTAGTTAATTTTCTTTTGAATAACTCGTTTGCGATTGTATTGATTTAGTGTTTCAGTTTCTAACTTGAACTTGGGTAAACTTATGGTTTTGACCATGAGTCCAATGGTGGCTTTTTCTGTGCTGTTGTATATTGCCGCCAGACTTGGTATCAATGACGTATTGATATTAAAGTAGCAATGGAACAGGAATTTGTTCCGTGGTGCATACTCGTATCCATTACTACGAAAGGTCTTTGAAGCGTGGGCGTAATCTTTAAGACCTTGCCCACCAAAAAAGCCTTTGAGGAAATCTTCTCCCCAGGCCATGTATTATTATCCTGTAACTACGTCGTTGACAGTTCTAGCAATAGTGCTGCCCACACCAGTTCCGTTGGGTACTTGGTTGGCATTGTCGTACACAATAGTCATGCCAATCTGCATAGGCTTGCTGTCAGAATAGGCGCTAGTTCCGTAATCCGCACCTGAAAGATAGCAACCATACAGTTCCCATGTTTCCAGCACAATTGGTGTAGCAGCACCGTTGCCGCCGTCCAGAACTTCGTAACGAGTGGTAAACTTGTAGTCAATACCACTTGCAGCACTGGCCATTTCCAAGAAGTCCATCTGTTTCTGTAGTTGTTCACCAACCAAACGGCTCACCGCACCTGACGCATCATCACGTAGGTTACATGTGACATCACTCCATTTGTATTTGCCGGCCAGCTTTAATTCACTGTTGTAAATTGGAATACTGATGGCCTCAAATGTCAACTGAGGACGCTTGAAGTCCATGACTTGTTTAGTAAGTTCTGTTCGGGGTGTGCTTATTCCAAAGTTTTCAAATATCACTCGAAAGCGATAGCTGAGTTTGGGCATGAGCAAGCCTTGGTTGCTTGCGCTTTGATCGCTTGCCAAGGGCACTGTCATTCTGGTTAATGATGAAACGGCCATATTTGTAATCTCCTATGCAGTTATTTACCTCTGTTGAGGCCAAAAGAAATGGGGTGTTCCACCCCATTTCTTGGTCTAGCGGTATCGTTAGATAGAAGTTTGTACTGTGCTCTGTGAGTCGGCAATGGCACCAGTGGCCTTGATACGCAATGGAATATAGATAAATTCCACGGCCTTTACAGGTTCAATAGCAATATCTACCCACAACTCATTGGCATCAATTCTAGCAGGTGTGTTGTTTGAATCATCACAGATTACCAAGAAGTCATAGATACCACGCTTGGCCACAAGATCAATACACAATCCATTTATTGCATTGGCAATTTCATTACGAGTGATTTGATCATTGGGTTCAAACAAGAATTGTTTTCCAATTTCTTCTAGGCGACCACGCATGAACGCAACCAAGCGTGCCACGTTGATACGATCCAATGAACTTGTTGTACCTTAGATGGTTTTGTTACCTAAGTTGG